TACCCCCGTACGGTTGCCTCGGATCTGTTCGAGCTTGTCGAATAGCTCACCGGCCTCGCGCGGGAGGGGAGGTAGCGTCAACCCGTCGATTGAGTCCAAGGACTGCACGCGAACCAAGCCGCCCGGAGTCACGCTCATGAGGTCGTCGTACTCAACCTGCCCCTCCACCACCTTCATCCGGGGGTTCACGGAGAGGTAGATGTGGTCGAGGATCTGGCGCAGGATCGTGGTGCGGATCGCCTGGATGTCCATCACGAGATCGGCCAGCGAGTTGCCGAAGAACTTGTGGGCCATCGGGATCGGGCAGATCGAGGAGAAGGGGTTCATGGAAACCTCTTCGTCTTCGAGAATCGTCAGCGCGTTGTGTCCCACGGCAAGAATCCGGCGAAGCTCTGAGTACCCATCCCCGTCCTCATCGATCCGGATCCACGCCTCAGTGACCCACAGCTCTCGAGAGGCGGCGTCCGTTCGCGACTGGTAGGTAGTCGGTGCCGTCTCGTCCTCGCTGAGACGCTCCACACGCGATTGCGCGTACTCCGGGGTGTCGTCGCTGTGAAGCTCAGCCACCTCCTTGAAGTCGAATCCCATCGAGACCAGCTCGGAGACCGTGACTCGCTTGATGTGGGCCGTGAACATCGTCTCGTCGTTGAGTCGGATCGTGCGGCGTGCGATCTGGAACTCTTCGGGGGGAATTGCAACCGCCTTGATGCCCTTCTCGATCCTCCAACGGCGCACGACGAGATCGATCGTCTTGATCTGCTGCCCTTCGATCTCCATCATGTTGTCGTCGGCTGAGACCGGCTCAGTATCCGGGTCATCGAGGATCGCCATCGCCTCTTCTTCAGAGAGCCCCGTGTACTTCTGGACCTCCGGGAAGCGGCGCTCCTCCCACCAGCACTTCACCAGCCCGTTCTTCTCGAGCAGGGCCGTGAACATCCAGTCGTACATCAACGTGTAGCCGTCTAGCTCGGTCTCGAAGATGTGGTTGATGTACTCGGTGGCGTCCTTCGCGTCCTGCTCGCGTTGCTTGTTCTCTTCCTCGTTGTTGGTGGCGCGTGGCGTGAAGCGGACAACCCGGGTGCCACCGGTGAACATTCGCATCAGAGAGGGCATGGCCCACTGGACGCTCTCGAGCACGTCCATCGAGACGACCTCAGAGCGACCCTTGATCTCGGTCCCGATCGGCTTGCCCTGGTAGTAGCGCAGCGCGAGGCGGCGCTGCTCTTCGACCTTGGACCCGAGTCCCCCGAAGGAATCCTCAATCTCACGGGAGAGCGCCTGCTTGATCTCAGATTCGGTCAGTCGGCGCGCGGGAGGCCCCGCAGGTCCATACACGCCACCCTTGTCGTGCTCACCTACGAGCTGATCGACGGCCCCCACTGCCATTTTGTTCTCTCTCGGATGGTGGGACGTAGCCTATGTCCCGGAGGCACTGCGGAAATTTCGGCACTCGGATCTTCGGACGGTGAATAGCGTAGTCTTTTTCGGCCTCAAGGTCGTCCAGCCGCCCCGAGAACGCAAGGAGGATGAGATCACGCCTCTCCAGCTCGGCTTTCAGCGCCACGACCTCGCGCTCCAGCTCGTCGAGCCTCACAGCACATAGGCAGCGGTGGGCTGCCGGAACTCTCCAACCCGAGCGGGCATGAAGTTCATCATCAGGGTGGCCAGCGCAGAGGCCCCATGAGAGGCCCAGTTGTGAACCGGCTGGTCNCGNTAGATCTGCTGTCCGTTCGGATCGCGCTGATCGGGGACGGCCTGCTTCACGTACTCCCGGAGCGCCATGAGGCCCCGGTCGCAGCGGTCCTTGTCGATCCACGTCTGTCGCAGCATCTTCCGAACCCCGGCGTGCTGGTCGTCGAGGTCGAACTTCTGACCCACCCTCACCCGCAGCCCCATGCGACGGAACTGCTGCTCTACGGTGCGCTCACTTCCCATCCTCTTCGCCTTGGCGTCGTGGGGCAGCCAGCAATCCCCGTAGCGGTATCGGGTCATGTGGCGAGTCTCGTCGTCAAGCTGCCCCCGCATCACTTTCATGTAGTGGGCCGGCTCCTCACCGAAGGTCTCGTAGTAGTCGATTAGCCTGAATTCAGCACCAACCTGCTGGGCAAACCAAATCGCTGTGGTATCTGCGAAGCCCAGATCCCAGCCGGTGATGACCTCGAAGTTCTCGTCATGGGGGACTTTGGTGATCCGTTCTGGCTTCTGTTCCTCCATCCACGAGAGCACCTGCGCGTAGTAGGCTCCGACCTGAGCGGCATTCCACGAGGTCCAATACTCCTGCTGCACCATCTCCTCGGGCATCCCGGACATGCGATCATCTTCGATCGCCTCCATGGAGACCGCGTGGGTGTCATCCACAGTGAGGCGTTCTGCGAACCATTTCGGATTGTCCAGGGCTCGCTTGTAGAGGTTGTAGCCGTGATTGTGGCCACGAGGGGTGTAGGCGAAGATTGCCCACCCATCATTCTCNGCGAGCATTGGGCGAATCAAGTCCCACGCCGCAGGGTTCTGTAGGGAGTATTCGGACAGGATTACGCCGATCGGGTTACTGCCCATCAGTCGATCGATGTGGTCAGATCCTACCACCTGATAGATCGACCCGTTCTTCAGGAAGAGGCTCATCTCTTGGTCGAGCTTGCGGTGGTATAGTTCTTCGGGGAAGGCATCGAGGAATGGGCGTCCGGCCTTGTCCTTGCCCTGCCAGATCGCCTTGCGACCCTCAGAGTACGTGGGGAAAAGGTGCCAGTACAATCCGACCCGGTTGAAGGTCTGAGGGACAGCCCAGTTGAGCGCAGTCAGATCCTTGCCTGACCTTCGATGCCACACGCACACCGCTCGCTTGGTCCCTGCTTCCAGAGACCACCAGAGCTTCTCTTGGTACGGTCTTGGGCTCCACTGGTACGGAAGCTCGATCTCCACCTATTAGTAGGCGAATTTCTTCGCGTAAGTCTTCCACCCCGGGTTCTGGCTATCGCTCGGAGAGGGAGCGGCCTCGGCGTTGTGGTCGTCCGGAGGGTCCGAGTTGCCCGCGAGATACTGCTTCGGGGGCTTGTCCATCGAGTGGGAGAGGCCCGTCGTGCCGCCCCCTACCTCCGGGCTTCCGTCGGTCGTCGAGCGTTCGTTGCGCATCAGTAGTCCATCCTCTTATTGCCCTTGCTCATCTTCGATCCGTAGACCGGCTTGCTGAACGACCCAGTGACGTTGCCAGGCATCTTGGCATCGGGATTGATGGAGACGTTCCCGGACTTGGGTCCGCTCAGCTTCGGAACATCGGAATCGTAGACGTGGCCCCCAATGCCCGGCATCCCTATGGGGGGAGTGCTGGTGGCCTTGGTGGCGGTGTGGCGCTTGTAGCCCTTCATCTTCTTCACGGTGGTGTCCTCCGCGTTTCTGAGGGGAGCCTACCCCGACTCTTCGGGTGGCGCTATCTCGTCCACATTCACCGTGATCGTGCCAGGAGTGAACTCGGCCTCGATCGACTCAGTCTCGGACTGTAGCTTCGCAATCGCCTGGGCGCTGACCAGGGACTCAGTCTGCCCTCCGGTCGAGAGTTGGTTGATGACGACGGTAATTCCACCCGGATTTCGCTCGGTCTCTCGAGTGTTCGCCCTGCCGTGCCCGTGGTCGAGGACGCTATTGGCGGCGTTGATCTTGGCGCTCCACGACGCCTTGCGAGAGCGTTGAGCACGCAATAGGGTGTTCATGCTCTCGACCGTGTATCCCTGGGCCAGCTCCTGCAGGTCGATCTTCTCGCCCTCCTGCAGCTTCGCCACAACGCCTGCTGCGGTTCTGGGGACGATCGCTACGTCACGTCGCTTGCGTGCCATGGGCAGAGCCTAGCGCTTCGGCTAGGAACCTTCGATCAGATTCTCGATCGCCGCCGCCGTCGCATCCGCTTCGTTCTCCTTGACCACCGGGGGGGCCTTCACCCTCAGCGACTTCGCGAGGCTCTTGCGCTCCATCGGCATGAAAGGGACCACCTTGATGGCGTCCATCTCCTCTGGGCCGCACTCGATGATCCCAAACGAATCGTGCGACTCGAAGACTTTGACGATCGCCTCTCGCGTCTTGGGCTGCAGCCTGCGGATGTTCACGAACAGAAGGGTTACGAGGTGTCTCTGGTCTGCCATTGGTCTCCTTAGTGTGTCGTCATGTTCGGATCGATGATGCGGGGATCTTCCTCCATCAGCGCCGCCTCGTCCAGCATCTTCGCCATGAGCTTGCTCACGACTGACAAGTGGACCGCATTGCTCTGGAACAGGAACGGCTGCTCATCCGTCTCAGGATCAACCGGGCCGATGAATCCAACTACATAACAGATGCCAAGGTGCTCATTTTTGCTGCACCCCTCGCGCAGTAGCGCGGCAAACGCCTCGATCAATCTTTCTGTGGTCGCCTCTTCTTTTTCTGTTGCCATCCGTTCCTCCTGCCGATAGTCTACATGTGGAGGCCGCAAGATCAACCCCTCAGAGGAGAACCATGACAGTCCACCTAGACCTCCTCCACCGAGCCCGCANNGCGNTGANNTNNCCAACNANTCTCTGCTGGANAANNANNCNTTGNTGCGNAGANCTCNATGAGGCAATCNNCNNAGCCTACCCGAAGCCCGTGACGACGTACTGCTGGTGCGGAGAGAAGGCGTCAGTACAGGGTGGACACTGCAACGAACACACTGACATGGAAGTGGGGGATGGGTGATGGTAGATAAGTACACGATGAATATCCTTCAGTCTTACGGGTGCGAGGGAGAGGGATGCGGCGCGTTCGTTGAGCCAGAGGTCGATGTTGATGGTGGTTGGATTAGAGACATCGACTACACCCCCCTCGAGTCCTCACACGCGGAGCTGCTGGGGGCGTTGAAGTTCATCAAGGACATGCTGGCGTTCTACGAGGGCAGCGAGCAGAAGTTGGAAGGAGTCGAAAATCTTGTTGCCGTCATCAACGCGCAGGGATCGGACGGCGACTTCCAGATGATGCTTTCAGAGGCCCGACAAGCCCTCAAGAGCGCTGAGGAGGTGAAGTGATGGACCGCGACGACAAGCACGCTCTGTTCGCAGCTGCGGCGCTCAATGCTCTGCTGGCAGACGATCTTGCGAAGCCCCTGGAGGCGCGTCTCGGGGGTGAGTGTTTGGTGATCGACGCCGCGTGGTTCGCAGACCAGTTGATACGGGAGGGGGAGAAGAAATGAGTCATATGTGGGTGATCGAAAAGCGCGAGTCTGCCTCACAGAAGTGGAGGCCGATCCAGCACGAGACGCTGGTCGAGGCGTGCAAGACGAAGAGAGAAGCGCAGAAAGAACTGAAAGAGTGGCGAGACTTCGTACCAGAGAATCAGTACCGCGTCGTCAAGTACACCCCGGAGGAGAAGTGAGAGCCTCCCTCCTCACCGCCGCGTCCATCGTGCTCACCGGCCTGCTGGCTGTTGTCTACTTCGCAGGGGAGATGATGTGATCTGCTACGGCATCGGCTCGACTGAGCAGCGCGTCAAGACCGCGTGTGGCAAGCGGATCAATCGCACGGCTGCTTGGACTACGGCGGCGGGTAGGGTGAGGTGTCCTGCCTGCATCTTCTCGGACGCCTACAAGAACCTCGAAGGCCGCTTCGGGATCGGGGATCACACAGTCCAGGTCCCGGATGAGATCGCGATGCACCCGGTTGAGAAGGGCACGCGGTTCAGGACGCGCAAGCAGAATCAGAAGTCTTTGCCGGATGTTCCGGTGAAGGGGTAGTCCCTTGGCTACCACTACGCTCCTCCCCTCAGCGACGGGGGGAGGGG